AAATACAAATTATACTGCATGGGTTTCAGCTACTAATACAGTTAAAATAAGATTTAATAATTATAGCGCATCAACTGTCAATCCTGCTGCTGGTAGTTTTACAATAACTGTTTTAAACTTATAAAAAAAAAACATGAAAAAAATACTTTTCCTCCTCCTTTTCCCTTGCCTTGCCTTGGCACAGTACACGGGCAACGGTAACCAAAAGATAACGCTTGGAGAACAAACGACTGCCGATGGTTTGATTTGGCGTGGGGTGGCTGCTGATACTACCTTGACTGCAAAGAGCGACACGGCTGCATATTTTGTCCTTGATACGGTAAATAAAAAGTTATACTTTTATAAGGCATCTGCAATACCAAAATGGAACGAGATAAGCGGTTCTGGTGGCGGCTCAACCTTTGATACAACTACTTTAAATCTTGTTTCAAGGTTTGCACTAAAATTAAATATATCTGATACGGCTTCCATGCTTACAAATTATTATCGCAGCGGTCGGGCACTTGGTACACCGACAAGCGGAGTATTAACCAATGCAACAGGATTGCCATTGACAACGGGAGTCACGGGAACATTGCCTGTGGCAAATGGGGGAACGGGTCAAAGTACATTAACTGTTAACAAAGTTATGGTTGGCAATGGGACAAATGGGGTTATAACTCCATCAAGATTGCAATGGAATAATACAACATTTAGATTAGGTGTTGGAGTAAATCCGCCTACTGCAAAATTACATTTAACTGATACTTTTGGAACAAATTTAACAACTGGAATACAATTAGATGGTTTAGGAAGTGCTGCTAATAATGTAGCTCCTATATCTTTTTTTACGCAATCTTCAAATTGGGGAACACAACACACGGCAAATATTGCGGCTGGTATATTCGATGGAGTAGATGGTGGAGCATATTTAAGGTTTTCCACACAATCTGGGGAAAATGCCGCTGTAACTGAAAGATTAAGAATTACAAATTTAGGCAACGTCGGTATTGGTACGACGATTCCAGCTGTAGCACTTCATGTTGTCGGAAATGGCAGATTTACAGCAGTTGGCGCTGGAACATTTGCGAACAATTTAAATATAACATCTGATGGCACTTTAACAACTGCCACATCTGATGAAAAATATAAGTACAATATTTTGCCAATATCTTATGGATTAAACACAATTTTGCAATTAAAACCAGTTAACTTTCAATGGATAGAAGGTGAAGAAAATGACTTAGGATTTATAGCCCAAGACGTCGCAGAGATTATTCCAGAAGCGGTTAATACAAATTGGAATAGCGATTTATTAATGAGGTACGAATCAATTATCCCCATCCTCACCAAAGCCATACAAGAACAAAACGCTTTAATCAAAGGCCTTGAACAAAGAATTTTAATCCTCGAAAACAAATAACATGAAAAAAATACTTTTTTTCCTCCTCCTTCCTTTCCTTGCCCTTTCGCAAGACGTTGTTACCGATACGGTTTACATTCAAAAGCAAGGAAACATTTATTACATTGTTACCATGACCACGTTCAGCGATAGCACGGTGACAGGGAATAAACAAATACTTGGAGATAGCTTAACAGCCATTAACGCACTTGTTACCGATGCTGAAAGGCAAAGCAACACGATTGCCATTCATGCAAAGCCATTGATTTTAAAAGGTAAAGCGGTTAAGCGTATTAATTATTACAATAGCCTTCACCTTCAAATTAGTGGCAGACCTGTATACACGTCAACGGCACTAAGGGATTCAACGGCTTTCCTTGGCGATTGGACATTGGTGTTTAACGGGGAGAATATCCTTGGTGAGATACAGATAAACAATGCTAACCGTTTTATTTTTAATCCAGACAACGGCAAAGTTTATTCAATATCAACCAATTTATTATTAAGCACATTTACAAACCAAGTCAGCTTTGCCTTCAACGGTGTGCGCTATGACTTATACAAGTTTGCCAATGGTAAATTTGCAACGGTGGATAATGATGTTAGGCTCATAAAAAAGGAATAATGAAAACAACCTTAATCAATCTTTTGCACCTTGGATGGGAGAAAATAACGTATGCCATCTGCTGCGGCTGGATTGCCTCGTTTTTTATTCCAATTAAGGGATTTTTGATTTTTACAATTTTCGTAGTTTTTGCGGACATGGGAACAGGAATCCTCGCAGCAAAGAAAGAAGGGCAAAAGATAAATAGCAAAGGACTTTATCGAACTATGGAAAAGATAGTTGTATATTTCTGCGGCATCCTAATATTCGAAGGTGCAAGAAACACTTTTAGCCTTCCATTTAACATAACATACATGGCAGCCTTTTTGATGGCAGCCGTGGAGCTTACAAGTATCTCGGAGAACATTAAACGGATAACAGGCGTTAATTTAGGGACGTTAATAACAAGATTTTTTAGACGTTAAAAACAAATGATATGCAGACTAATTTAAAAGAGGCATTGAAAAATGCAGATGGGATAAAGTCACCAATGGGCGATGTGGCTTGTTATTCTATGAATTTTGCGGAACTTGCTGGTGAAATCAATGTTCATCTTGAAGGCAATAAAGTAAAATTTACTTGGCGAGAATATGTGCAACTTGCTCAAATCATTTGGGACAAGGTGAAAGAAACCAGCCGTGAATGTGCTGGGAAAGAAATAGAAGTAAAGTTACCAGCAAAATTAGGATTGATATCGGCAGCCTTTGCCCTTATCGGATTTAAGCTATAGGCGCAGCAGGATTCGCTACCTTAGTGCCGAGGGGAGTAGATTGATTTCTATTCCCCTTTAAAATAAAATAATATGAATGCAAATGATTTTGTAGTGTGCGTGGATGCTGGGCATGGAGGTCTTAACAAAGGAATAGGGCCAGATCAATATGTCCCCTATCCCTCCAAGTGTTTCCAACATAAACATGGTAAATTGCACTCCTATGGATGGTTTTTTGATGGTGTGTTCAATCGCTCTCTTGCTAACTTCCTTGAGCAGTTTCTCCTTGACTATGGCTTCCAGGTTAAAAAGGTCTATGAGCCTATAATTGATACATCACTTAACAAACGATGTCAGCTCGTAAATAGCTATGCTTCTTTAGGCAAGGCTGCTGTGCTTATTTCCATTCACGGAAATGCCGCAGCTTCAACATCTGCCAGAGGATGGGAGGTATTTACATCACCAGGTGATACAAAGTCGGATCTTCTTGCTACCATGATAGGAGAAGAAGTAAAAGATGCTACACCTGGCTGGGTGCATCGGCATGATTACAGTGATGGTGACCTTGACAGAGAGGCAAGGTTTCAAATGTTAACTGCAACAAAGGTGCCAGCGGTGTTAACAGAGAATGGATTCTTTACCAATTATAACGATGCTGTGTTGATGATAGACAGAGAATGGCAGGAGGCAGTGGCAAAAGCTCACGCTAAGGGCATTCTTGAATATGCCATAAAGCAAGGTGTGGAATGGTAACAAAAAAGCCGCAGGATAAACACCTGCGGCTGAAAACACACTAACTAAACACCACTCAACTTTTATAGAGTTTCTTAAACAATGTAGCTGCTTTAGCTTTGACCTCGTCTTTTTCTGAAGTATTATTTATTATTGTAAATAAAATAGCTTGTAATCTTTCCGGATTCATATACTCATAAAACTTCCTACCTGCTCCATCGTTACCGGAGTAAAATTGCAGCAAGGCACTATTTGTGTTTACAACATTGTTTTTATTAATTGGTTTAGGATATTTATCTACCAATAATAAACCATGTTTTATTTCCTTATCGTTTAATAATTTAGTTATCTGCATGACCTCCTATTTTTAAAAGTGTTAGTTTAGTTTCTTCCTGCCTTATCCTGGTGGCTAAGTAATCAACATAAAAATAATTAATCTTTCTCCTCATCGTCTCCTCGATGTATGCCAGTGTCAACCGGTGCAGCTTCTTTTCTATAACCTTTATTTGCATCATTTTCGTAATAAGTTTTAGAAATTAACGCTATTTGAAAAGCGTCTATTTCGTCTTGTGAAAGTTTTTTATTTCCATGCACCTCCATTTTCATTGCCTTTATAACAGACATACAATAATCAATAGTCCATTTGCTGCCTTTGTGCTGCGGTGAAATACCTTTTACTTTATGTCCATTTAATTCTAATAAGTCAATGATTGTCCTGGATGCACCTTGATTCATTCCGACGTTTCGGCTGATCTTGTTGCTTGCTTTTACATTTGCGTGTTTACGAAAGGTAATATTTTGGAGGGAAGAAACCTCTACATCTATTGAGCAATCTCTCTCCCATGTTAGGCTATCCATTATCCATGCAGCCAGATTCTTGTACCTACCAAAATACACCTTCTTATCATCAATAACGCATACTGCCAAGCCGTTTAGCCTCATTGCTGGATCTATGCCTACGAATTTCATCATAATTTATTTTTTTATTTAAGAAGTTACGTTTTACATACTTACTTACAAATTTTAATAAACTATGATAGTCATAGTATTTTTTACCATGCTTCCACAATCCCATCAATGGAAAGTATTCTAAATTTAATGTACCATAGGTCATAAATAGGCAGTTATCTGACGTTGTATTGCTATATCCATCCCACAAATCTATTCCGGATAACATATCATAGGTAATAGTATCAACAGTATAACTTCCATCTGCTACACTATAATAACTTCTTTCTAACAATTTGTTACCTATCTTTCCAAAACTTACAGTATTATAGGCTAAAAAGTGATTATTTTGTCCATTTACAGTAGTTACTCCCAACACTAACATGATTGCCAATGATAACTGTACGCTGCGCACCGTTGTATTCATTTGTACTGGCTCTTTACCTTTGCTTTGTACATTGCGCTTCCTTGGTGCTTTCATGCCAATGCCGTAGGCTTCTATGCCCTTCTCAATAAATTGTATCTCCAAGAAATATCCAAAACAAATAACAGTGCCTATAAAAATAAACATTGCGTAAAACTCTGCACCAGTGCTTTGTGCTTGAATAGAGAAATACAATTCCAACAATGCTACTACGGTAGCACCTGCCGCAACCTTGGCAGGGTAGGGAGATCGCTTTTCACTTGGATTTAAGAAGTCAATAAAGACAATGGCAAATCTGCCAAACTGCAACATAAGAGAGGCAGGGATAGATAAGAGCAGAGGAAGGGGAAGGAAGTACACATTTAGTGCAGCTGTGATAAGGTAGGTTAAAATAATACCTACAAAAATAATCTTTGGCATAGATGATGCAATGTCATTAAATAGCCATTCGAAAGTTTGATTGTTAAAATTCTTTTTCATTTGTGTGATGTTTATGTGATTGTCATAATGACTTTACAAAACTAATATAAAATAAATACAATGTATATAAATATTAAAAATAATTATAAAAAAAAGTGCGAAGGCAAATCTCCGCACTCTGAAACAACTTAAATTACCAAAAACGATTACTACTCCCTTTGCTTGTGTTTATTGTATCTCTCCCAGGCTGACATGACTCTAATTTCCTTTGTAGCTGTTTCAATGCGCAATTCCTTAAACCTATCCAGTGCTTCTTCAAGGTTCTTTGCAGTGACTGATACGCTTTTGCCATCCTCGTATTTGATGACGTACTTATTCATCTCTACTTCCATAATAAATCATATAAATAGTAAATAATCCAAAGGCAAGTTAATACTCCGCCAAATGTTACAATGATTTTTGCAGCATTGTTAATTAATTTTTTTTCTTCTTCAGTCATGTTTATTTATTTAAATACATTTTACTTGCTACTGGCTCACTTCCCTGGTTGCTATACTTTGCATCCTCCTTTTTGTCATAGCTTATTTTAGGCATCTCTGATATTTCATGATAAACTATTTGGGCAATCTTCATGCCAGGATAAATCTTGATCCTTTGCACAGCAATCAATTCCAAAGTCCAATGTCCCTTAAAGCCTACATCTCCAAAGCCGGCACATACATGAATGAATAGTCCTAAACGAGCAAGGCTTGACTTTCCCATCAAAACTGGCACATGGCGAAGTGTCTCCGTATATTCGACAGTTGAAGCAAGGTAAACAATGCCAGGCTGCAAAATTATTCCTTCTGGAGGAATAATAACTGGTACACTAAGATTCTTTTTTTTTGTATCTAATACGCTTTCGGTGTAAAGTACCAAGGTATTTGACAGCGTAAGGTCATACGAGTTAGTGCCAAGGTTCTCCGGTATAAATGGCTCTACAACAATGTTGCCATTGTTAATCTCTGCGGTAATTGTGTGATCTGTTAAAATCATTTGTCGTACTTTTTTCGGTTATCAAAATCTTGTTTAGTAAAATAATATTCTGTGAGCATTGCGGCATTGCATTGCAGATGTGCAGCATGAAGTAAGCCTGACTCTGCATCAATATCCTCTCCCAGCCTTATCGCTTCCAGGTGCCTCATTGCACTTGCTATTACCTCTGTCCATGGCATACCTTTTTCCCAGTTGCCAGCAGGATATTTACCAAGTGCCTCTGTCCATACTTTAGCACATTCACGGTTAGCAAGGGGAGGGATAAGGTCGTATCGGAGTTTATCTGTGTTATAACGAAGGCCTCTAATTTCATCGTAATCTTTCATATATGGAATGCTTTTAAAGAATATTGGAAACAATTACTGCGCAATTTTAACTCACATAACATGTCCATTGCTATCTGCATTGTTTCGGCTTGTGTGTCTTTTGTTATTCTTAGCTTCCAAAAGTTGATGTAAGCTAATAAACTACCAGTCCATATAAAAGTAGTTTCTAAATTTAATGGCAGAATAGTCCTTGCTTGTTCCTTTGCCACTCCCAGTTGCAAGAGCTCATGGTAGGCAGTGGCGCAATAATTTATAACTGCATCTTGAATCATTAATGCTGCATCATTATCGTATCTCTCTAAATGTCCTGCGCTGCCTTGCTTACTACTTTTGCTCTGTATTCTAAAATCATCTATCCTGTAATAGTTATCTTTAAAATCTACATATCTGCCGGATATAGAATTAGCAGTCAATCCTATTTGGTGCTTAAACAACTGCCGTTCTACAAAGATAGGGCAGGTGATTCGGTATTGTAACTGTGGATGGCGAAAGGGAGAGGTGTGATTGTGTTCTGCAAGGTATTTAATCAGCTTTGCATTTTGATCTACGGAATAGTTACTGGCTTCCTTGCCATAGGAAACACGGGCGGCATTTGCAACCATGTCATCATTTCCAAATATTTCTAAAAGTTCTACTTTCATTTTAATGTTTTTTAAATAAAATTGTGCAAGGACTGGACTTCGATACCAGCATAAGCTCCTTAGTTGGTGTAGCTTATTTTATCTTTATAAATAAGGTGTTTAGCCACTAACCAACATTGCTAAATCCTTTCTTTTATATTGATGCGTTTACATTTCGCCACCTTGCTATTTACACCGTTCCATCCCTTTATCAACGCACGGTGTCAGCATTGCTCAACCTTCGGGTGGTAAGTAGTGGTACAATACAGACTTTAGAAATATTACCACCATCTATTTCACTCTGGTTTAACGTCTGCCATTTGTAGGGCAGCAAGGGCAGGAATCGAACCTGCGCCACACCCATTTGCCATCCTACACACCTCACACTACCGTGTGGAACGGACTCAAACCGTCGTCACGAGTTGCTCTACCCAACTGAGCTACCTTGCTATTTGCCTGTCTTTCCAGGCTGTCAATTCATCCTCTGACGCAATAGGATGGAAAGAAATGTTTAATTAATAAACAAAACATCCTAATCCGAGGTCTGCAAATATCTTATGTAGCCATGTGGCCCACTAATATTCTCTCTTGCCTAAAGCTACTTAACAATGTCCTGTAATTATCAGACGTAACTAAAAGTAACTTTTGCACTGCTCTGCACTGTTCAAAGATTGCTGTGGCTTTAGGATACTTACCTTTCACATAATAATCTGTCAAAGTAGAAGAGTGCTTTATTCTTTTATACTCCTCCTCTGGCATATCGCGAATACAACTCATCATCATTTGAGCATAAATAGATTCGTTTAATCCGCTGATTACTGTGTACCTTGAATAATATCCGGATAACTGCCGAAGGTATTCGTCACAAGAATCCAAGTCCTCCGCAGATGGCGCAGTAGTTATCCAGGCATTTACTTCTTCGCAAAATGCTGATATTTCTAACATCTTACTATTCCACTCCTTCATCTTTGACTAATATAAGTGTGATAGTTTTAGAATGCTCCTCTGCTACTCCAGTATTAACCTCCTCCTTCTTCATTGCCTCTATTTCATATTCTTTGTTTACAATGTTTTTGGAATAGGTATATGACTTTCTTTGGTAAGTAAAATAAGATACTAAAGCACCATGCACATCCATAGCCATTTTATTATCCTTTAGTAAATCAATTAAATCATTTTTAATTAACTCCTTTTTTCTATCTAATTCCTTTATCTCTTTTGTGATCTCAGCATATTTATACATTCTTTCACCTATTGCACTATTCTGGTATCTTTCGTATGCCTCACTTATCTCTTTCGCTGCTTTCCTAATCCTTGATTCTGCGGCTGTTAATTCTTCTGTATTAAAAACATACATAAAACTTTCATGCTCACCGGCCCATGACAAGGTCTTGCCTCGCAGCTTTGTCTTCCAATAGCTAATGACAGAGGTTGGCATTACACCAAACTTATACCACAAAATAAGTGAGTAAGTCTGCATCTGCAAAGATTGTTGTAAACGCTGTATTGACCAAGGAGCAGTGCCTGTCTTGAAATCTATAACCATTTCAAAATCTTTGGAACAGTTATCTATATATCCTAACATTTTGAAATTTCCAAAATCATGTTCTAACTTATATTCAACGTGAGGATAAATTAAAGTCATATCTAAAAAGTTTGGTGGAAAATTAAAATCTCTTTGCACACCTGCCGCATAATCTTCTATGTCTTTTGCAAATTGTTTTCCAAATTCGAGGAAAGGAGAAGGAGGATCGGGAATGCCGATAAAGTATTTCTTTTGGTAAGCAATTGGATCGCTCTCCCATAGGTTAATCTGTGATACAGATAAGTGTTCTTTTGGTAATTTTAGCATGGTATTTTGTTTTTAAAATGGGAATCTTTCGTCGCTAATAAGTCCATCAGTATATTTAACGCCTTCTTCATAGCCTTTTTCAAAAGCTACTTTTAAAGATTGTTCGTGTTGCTTTTCTAATTCAACTAAATCGTTTTCAAGTTCTTCAATTTTTTGTGTAAGCATATAACAAATATCAGCAACCTCTGATAAAACGTTATTTAATGCTCTTTCTAAATGTTTGTCGTTCATGATAAGTTGTTTTACTTTTTAAAAAAGTGCCAGCGCAGATACTGGCACATATAGAGTCATTCATCTCAATTTTTGGAAGACCTGTATAAAGATAGTAGAAGTTGCGGCAGTTGCATTCTCATGCGGTATTTCTGCCTCAATTAACTTGTTATAAATGTCAATGTATGCCTGTGTATAAATAGATGATATTTCAAAGGCAATGGCTGCAAGGTCAGGCTTCTCTGCCGTTTCCTGCTCTATCACAGCTACACCGGTAGGTGCTGGCAATGGTGCAGATTGCACATACTTTAATTTACCATTATCATCTATAACGTCAATAACATCTCCTTGTTTTAAACTCTGTATAGGATCGCCAGGCTTTCCATATATCCTTGATTCCTTGCCATCGGCAAAGACAACGAGGATGTTAATGGATGGGCCATACTGCCCTTCGCGTGGTGCGCCTGCACTGTATTTAACTTTGGCTTTAGTAATTATCATAATAGTCTTCTCTTTGAGCGTCTAATCTTTTTAACTCTTCTTCCTCTGCCCAGTTTTGCAACTGCTGGGCTATCCATTCAAAGTCTATTGCCTGTGCCATGATGCTATTGAATAACACCTGTTCTTTCGGTAATAGGTCATTAAAATTAAACAGTGCATCAATGACCTTGCTTATGCCTTCGTCGGTAATATCTTTCAGCGCGAGGTGGTTATCTACAATATAATCTAAAACGTCTTGGCTTGCCTGGTTCATTATTTTCTGTGTTCTTCGTTAAATACTATTGTTTTTTTCAAATACTCAATTGCTGTTTTATGCAGGAAAGCGTGAGAGCTATTGCAGCGCGTATAATCATTTTCGTTTACCTCTAATTGATTTAATTCGTATAAAAATTCTTCGTAAACTCTTTCTCCATTTTTATCAAACAGATTTTTTACAAGAACATTAATACAAATTTTCGTAAGAATACCTACAATTTTTTCATCTCTTTCTTGTGGTGTCATGATGTTTTGTTTTTAGTGATTAATAATTATTTTCTTCTCCATTCGTAGCGCACATCTTCTTTCATCCAAGAATAGCTGTGTAGTAAATTACCTTTTTTGCCGATAACTTCACCTAAGAAAGTAGGCTCTGTTAAAGTAGTGAATGGCTTACTACCTACTTGAAAATTAGAAGTTAGAATATCGCCAGTCAATGTTCTAATTTCAACTTGCTCAAATCTTTCTGGAAACATTGCCCTTTCAACTCTTGTCATTAATTCATCAAGATTAAACCTTATTTGACATATCATTATTTCAGTAGCTTGTCTAACTCTATTTGTAGCGGAATGATCGCTAATTCTTACTTTACATACTTGAACAATATAGTCAATAGGACATAATTTTTTTATTATAATATATCCGCTGTTACCAAAATCAGTAGACGAAATAGTAGTTTCGCTAAAATAGCCTTCTGGTAAAATAGCGTTAATGGCTTCAACTGCTATGGCTACTTTTTGCTCGATTGATTCTAAGATTGTCATTTTGTTTGTTTTTTGTTGTGATGAATGCTTTTGTCCTGTTGACCTTTCAAAGATACAAATAAAATAAATACAAAGTATATAAATTATATAAAAATATAAAAATAATTTAAAAAAAAGTGTGAGGTCAACTCCCCACACCTTGTAAACACATTTTAAACCAGTTACTTATTTCTTTAACACCTTCCTCCACACTGCCAGTTGCTGGGCAATAACAGCTGCTCTCTTTGTATTTCCCTGTTCTATTTTCTTTGCATGGCTTCTTATTGTCATTAAATCCATGCTCTCTGGTGGTTCTTTCAATGCTATTTCTTTTGCCTCCTCCCACAATGCTCTTTTCTCACCTTCCTCATAATCTATCATCCCAAACTGGATACACATATCATACCAGTACAATGGGACTGTGGTATAATCTTTGCCTTTAAACTCCTTTAGCATGGTTGGAAAGTTGGCGTATAATTCCTCCCTTGCTTTCCTTGCTTTCTCTTCCATGTTGGCATTGTGTCGGAGAGCAGCGACTTCATTGTCGTGAGCTGCAATAATCTTTCTCCGGTAAACAAGGTAGGCATTTAGTATTTTGCCTATAGTGTGCATATTTGCCTTACCATAGAATTTTACATCATCATCCAGGTCAAGCGACTGGGCAGCGAAGAGGCGAAAGGCAATTTCAATTTCATTGGCAGCTATCTGCCCAAATGTTTTAACGATTTCTTTTGTAACTGTTGAATAAAAAGTGAGATCGCCATCAATGCCATACACTGGGAAGATGCTGCTGATAACATTGAGTACATTTCTAAATGCGTCTTTAGGTTCAATGTTGGCTATCCTGTTAGGCCTTGCTTCAATAATACTCTTTTCATCCTGGTTGTGAGGTTGGTACTTTGCCAGATTCATCTTTCTTTTTTTTGTTTTGTTGGTAATATTGTTTTGTTCTTTCTTTGTGGAGTTCTATGTTGTTATCAATCCATTTTCTGCATCCGTTAATCAATTTTCTCTTTTTATCATCATCCATAAGAAAATACCAAATCTTATACCTTTGCCTTTTGTTCTCATTGTACTTTTCCCTCTGTTCATCTGTCATTGAGGCATATCTTTCCTTTGTTCGCTGTATTATCTTTTCTTTGTTATTTTCATAATATTCCTTTTGCCATCGCTTTCTTTTCTCTAATTTATCAGCAGGTATGTTGTATTTCCAGTTGCTTGCATAAGTATTAATTTTCTCCCTGTTAGCTATTCTATACAGTTTAAAATAATCGCGCTTTTTCTGCTTTTCCTCCTCTGTCATATTCGCGCGTTTATTCCTTTGATAATTCCTTTGATATTCCTTTAGTTTTTCTTTTTTTTCTTCCGGTAAATCTGGGTAGTTCATTTGCTTTGTTTTTTTAGAAAGTAATAAAATTTTTGTTTATTCCTCTGATACTCCCTGTGTTTTTCAATCTCTTCCGGTGTGCGTTCAGCGTATTTCTTTCTTTTGTAAGCGTTGTTTTTGTCTCGAAATTCCCTCCATTCCTCAAAGGTCATATTATCGCGCTTATTCTGCTGATACGCTTTCATGTATGCGTTATACTCCTCCCTACTCTTCATAATGTTTACCTAATTCGTATTCTACTTCATTCCAATAATCGGATGATTTGTAATCTTTCGCTTTCCATTCATCTACCTGCTTTTCCCTTACTAAAAACAAAGCGCACTCCTTTGCCAAAATAGATACAAGGATCTCCTGTCCAAGTTCTCCTCCGATATCCTGGATAAGGTTGTGGTAATGGGTGAAAAGTTCTTTAGCTTTTTCTTTGGGTGTTTGTGTCATAACGTAAATTCATTTACTAATTTATCAATTTCCTCCTGCCTTTTCCTTTCCTTTGCTACCGGGTTGGCATACATAAATTTAGTATAAATATTGTTAGCCTGGGAGTAAATATTGCTAATAGTGAAATTAGCCTTCAGCCATTTATCGCTTATCTGCCATGCTGCCGTTGTAAACATTTGCACCATTTCTTCCGGTGCCTGTTCACTTGCACTTACCTTCTTTAGCCATGTTACTAACTTTTTACAGTTAGCACCATCTTTAGCAGTCATTATGTAATTGCCATTGTCAGATGGATATGTAACACCGGCAAGGCGTTCATAGGTAGAGCAAAACGCGGAGAAACAGAGGTAGGTCTCGGAGGGCTCGCGCTCGGCTTTCTTTTCTTCGCGCAACTTCTTTTCTTTTAAATCAGAGTCAGTGTTCAGAGCATCATGGTAAGACTGGCGGGAAAAAGGATTTTTAATTTCTGTTTCAAAAGGCGGTGAATTATCAAATTCACAACCTTTATCTGTTGTATTCTTTGTAGTGTTCTCTGTTGTATTCTCTGTATTAGTTTCGTTAATTTCACTATTGTAGTTTCGTGGTTTTGACTTATTCAGTTTAGTTGATTCCACTAAACTACATTCGTTAATTGCACTAATCAGTAATTTATCATCTATGGTATAATGTGTCTTTGCGGGTACACCGTGCAAGGTAATTTTTATAAAAGACATTTGCTTTAACCTTGCTTTGGCGTGGCGAAGTTCATTAATGGAAAGCATTGTTTCCTCCATTATTTCTGCATCGCTTTTATAAAAGGTTCTTCCTTTTACTGCAGAATACCAATACATAATTTGACTAAGTAATAATCCAGCGTTTACACTAGCTGTTAGTTTAATGTAAACAGGGTAAACGGCAATGGGGCGTTGGTTAAGGTTTATTAAAATATTTTTCATTTAGCATATTTTAAAAAGGCGCAGGTATTAAACCCGCGCCCAATTATATTATTTTTGTAAAACAATCCTTGATTTACCTTGATTTCTAAAATTATAAATATGTTCTATGTTAGCCAATATAACGCTCAATGTTGAACTTCTACGATGTTGGTCTGGATAAGTATTTGCCTTTTTTACAAATTGATTTAAATTAAAATCTGGATTATCTAAACAAATTTTTAAGGTTCTTATATAAGCAACTGTCATAACATCTGGTATTGCTACTTTAATTTTTCGTATAGCGTTAAAAATATATTCAGCCTTATTATTAGGATCAAATTTATAATTACCTTTTCTAATTAAATCTCCTCTTTCAAGATTTCCTCTTGAATAAATATCCCATTGGTTACCAAGTGTTGTTAATTCTGCACAAGTCATCAAACTAAAATCTTTGTTTGTCTCATGAAATTGTTTCAGTATAATATAATCTTTAAAACCTAAATCGCAATAACTTTTAATATAGTCAGATATTGACCAGTTAGATTGATTCCTATTTAAAACAATAGCAGTTTTTAAATCGTAATTATTTACTTTGTGATAATAAATAATTGAATTTAATTTTCTTGCAGCCTCTAATCTGTGTTGACCGTCTATGACTTCGTAATTTTCGTTGACAATAATTGGCATTTGTAAAAAACCATTTTCCTCTATGGATTTTACTAATCTTTCAACGTTTCCTAAATTAATGTTTCTATTACCATCAAGGATTTTAAAAACACTAAGATCAGCAGTAGAATGAATCTGTAAATCGTTTTGGCTCATCGCTGGTATTGCGTCCGCCAACATTGGATTTGTTTGTAAGTTTAACATAATATAAAGTTTAATAAATTACATAAAAAAAGCCAGTAGGTGATAGACTACTGGCTTAGGTGAAACAAAGTGCAATTTGCTTCATGTTCCTTTGGATAGCTATCACTCCGTCCAAAGGATAGAACAAAGATAAACTATTTTCTAATTTTTTCCCCTCTTTTTTTCCATGGCGGATTCCCCATAGCGCTTTGCATTTACATGTATTTTACAATGGCTGGCGGAGTTTTGTATGTCAAAACCTTGTCAAGGGCTGTTTTGATGAAGTTTGCCATGTTAATTAGGTTTTGTTAGGCGTTTTAATGTTTTTACAATTTTTTTAATTTCCAGATGTGGCTTATTTAACCATTCGACGGAAAAACATAAATATTCTGTATTGTAAAAATCGCAATTATTTCTAACAGAAATATATTCCAAGCCATCTTCTAAAGAAATTGAAATATCTTTTAAATCAAGAAATTCATAACCCTCAGGCATGGCTTCGTGAAAAATATTGCATATTTCAAAAACCTTCAATCTTATTGCAATAAATTCGTTAATCATTTCCATTAGTTCTTTTCGTTTAACTGTTTAACACTTTCCACCTTCCCCTCCTCTATGAATCCACTTCCCTGACTACTACCAACTATCTTCAAATACTGATTCTCCACAGAGGCAGAGTTTATAATAGTCTGGGCAACGTTGGCAATGACCTTTGCTTTTTCAAGGTCGTAGTGGGAATCTGGGTCGCTAAGTTCTTCAAGAACAACGAAGAGGTGGTTGCGGAGGTCGCTGATTTTGTTTTTCATCTGATTATTATTTATTTTGGTTTACAAATCTTTTAAAACAATCAATTAAACTATCCTGCGATGTTCTGCCGTTTCTGCGTTCATCAACGCCAAACATTATTAATTTAATATTTAAATCGTGTAGTTTATTAAATACACCTAACTCTTTTAACTCTTTAAATTCATTGATTACATTGTACTTATATTCATTTAATGCTCTACCTAATATTCGAGCTTCGTCTTTAGTTAATCTCATTTTGTTTTTTGTTTAATCTGGTTTATCAATATCTGAATTTCTTTAAATTCCTGTGGCAGTTTACCATGATTCCTGTTCAACACTGCCAAGTCCTGCCGTGATACAAGGCATAGGTTAGCAATATCATCATTATAACTATTGCCATCCATTTTAAATACAACCATGCCTTTCGGCACTGGGCCATGAACTTGTTCCCAGTTGTAACGAGATACGGCCATCCATTTGTGATTAGTGTATTTAATTTCATTGTATCCATAATTGCATCTCAATGTACCTATTGGCTTTTGATTGTGAGGCTTATTACCTTTTACAAATGTGGTTACAATCTTTGCTCTGTGTTCGGGAGATAGCTTCTTTCCTTTGTTCCAGGGTGTGCTGCCTTTTTTAAAACAATTTATTCTCTCCCTATCTTTTGTCCATGCTCTTAAAGATATTTTTCTGTAATGCTCAGTTATATATGATCTATTTTTAATTAAACCAAGTTTGTGAGCCACAACTGAAATAGAACTTACAGAGTGATTTAAAACTTCTTTTAATTCCTTGGTAGGCTTAAAAGGAAAGTTATTTTTTATGTACTCTATTTCTTCTGGAGTGTATCTCTTTTTACTTACCTTTTGCATGATTCTCATTCTTTTTAAATAACAATCCCCACGAACATACATCAGTAGCATCTTGTAAATAGTCAAAGCCATGCTTTTTAAACAATGCTATCCATTCGTCTTTTTGCTTAATGTTAATGTGTCCCCATTCAATGTCCCATTCTGGAATAGTAGATGTAAAAGGAGTAGATGTAAAATAGAAATACTTATTACAGGCTTTGTATAATTTAGGCAAAACAGCGTTTAGTTCTCCATCTACCATGTGTTCAAATACTTCGGTAGAATAAATAGCATCATACTTACTTATTTTAAGCCTTGCAAAATCACCAAGTAAATATCTTCCAGGATCAATTCCTTTACTTATAGCAAAGTCTCTTTCATAAGGATTAATATCATAGCCAACATAATTATATAAACCGATCCTTTGGCAGGCAGATAAAAAGAAACCTAACCCACTACCAAACTCAAACACACTTTTGCAGCCCATTATCTGCAATGTTCTTGCACCATTAATGTGCAGATTTACAAGTGATTCATAATTACGCGTTGTAAAGCCAAGTTCTACTGATTTGTCAAAAAAGAATTTGTTATCAATCATTGTATTTGTTTCTTTCTCTTAAAAAATATTTATATAAACCGCTTAGTGTATTATATTTCCAATTATGACATACACTTTCCCAGCAATTATTTTCATTATTAAAAATAAATTTTTTGTCGTAAATAAATTTACCAAATTCATCCATAATATCAAATTCAAACTGTTTAGCTTTATTAAAAGTATTTTCTACGCTTTGATCCCAATCATAGCATTCTTT